CCCATCCTTAAACAAGCATGGAACAAATTGACAACAAAGAAAAACCAAAATCCTTCTTAGCAAAAGTCAAAGAGAATACAGAGGACGAGATACAAATCCTTGGTACTTTCGTACGACTTGGTGTCGTCATATGGAGTGGCTTTATTATTACCCTTAATTATGTTGACCTACCAATGATCAAAAAAGGTCAAAGTGGTGGGGATATAACTTTTGTCGCCAGCGTCTTCACGGGCGCTCTAGCGACGTTCGGTTTGACGACATCTAATACCAAAACTGCTAACCAAAAACCTGACCCTAAAAAGAAAGACGAATGAAACGCTTTATTTTGCTTCTAATTTTGGCTAGCGCTACACCAGCTGCAGCCAATCAAATCACCCCTAACTTCACACAGGGGTCAATGAATTCCACTACTACAACCACTGTAGAAATTGATCGTACGATCGAGACTGAGATCTATGGTGGTGCCTATTCATCATGGTCCGGTCACAATGTAACCCCAAGTTCGCATATCAACGATTCTGCGACTACTTATTCCGTAACCACCGCAGGAGAGAACTTCCAGTTAGAACTGACGACAAGAGCAGCAGGGGTGATCGAAGATACAACCATCACAGAAACTATCGATCAAGTCTCTACCGTTACATCCTTGTCAGTCTTCTCGCAGTAACACCTGCTGTAGCAAACGAAGACCCAACAGTAAATAATACGTCTAACCCGGTGGCCGCTGCGACGGGCAATGTTACTAATCAGGCGGTGCAATTTCAAAACAATGGTGCACCGTCTCGTCAGTATTTTGGACCTAATAGTTCCTGTAACGGAACAACTATGCAGGTATCTCCTTTTTATATGGGCAGTGACACTATTCCAACTGATAGTACGTACACTCGTACAGGTAACTGGGGAATGCAACTTAATTTTTCAGTACCTTTAGATGGTGGTATGGTTGAGTTGTGCAAAAGTATTGCTAGAAAACATAATCAAAAACTAAGGCTTGATTATGAGATTGTGCGTGCTCTCAAATGTGCTGAGCTACAGCAAAAAGGTTTTACCTTTAGACCTGGAACACGTGTCGAAAGTCTCTGTCACGATATTGTCCCTATTGTCTCTTTAAATGATTGAAGCGCTCGTCACTGTTGTCATAGCTTCTATTACAGCAGGAGCTGCTTTGAACAACAGACTACACAAAAGAATAAACAACGTACATGATCGCATCAGCGGTTTAGATCGTCGTATTGATGCCATCGAACTAGGTGTAGCTACAGACTATGTCTCTAAGGCGGACCTAGGAACAATGGTTAAACGTATGGAAGATCATATGGTACGTATTGAAAACAAATTAGACCAAATAGTACTAAGAAACAACTAATTATGTCCCACCAACTTGTAGATCTCTTTATCGACAAAGTAATAGGTGACTACGACACACTCGAAGCTGCAGAAAAAGCTTTGAGCCGTCTTTATTCCGAATCTGGTCGCTACGAGATCAAATCACCCAAGGTACGTAAACCACGGGCAAAGAAAGCTGATGTCAAAGAAAGCAACTGAAGACCAGTTTAATGAGCTTCATAATTTAGTTACCAATGAATTTTTAAAGCGTATTAAAGCTGGAGAAGCCACCGCACAAGACCTAAAGGCTGCGTGTGATTGGCTCCACAAAAACGATATATCCGGTGTTGCCTATGACGGTAACCCGTTGGACAAACTATCTACCATTCTACCCAAAGTAGATCCTGAAATGGTACAAACTCGTCTGTATGGCAAAAGGTAGAACACAACGTTATTACGACGCTAACCCTGCGGCAAATCGCAGGCGTTTAAAGCAACAATCCAAGTATCAAAAGACTGCTAATGGCAGGCGTCTTAAAATAAATGCCAACAAAGCAAATCGAAAATTAGGCACTTACGGAAATGGTGACAATAAAGATGCAGCGCACACCTCTAAAGGTATACGTATCGCATCTAAAAAAGCCAATCGCAGTAAGAAAGGAATCCACGCCTAATGACCCCCTTGCTTCCAACTCCTGATCATTATCTATACAACCTAATAGCCATGTCGTCCTCTGAAGCCAAGCGCCTTTGGAGGCGCAGTATCAAAGAACATTTTGATTGTACATGTGTCTATTGCGGAGGAACTTATGAACTTAACGAATTATCTCTTGATCATGTGCATCCTCGTTGCCACGGAGGTGGCGACTACAGGAATGTCATGCCAGCTTGTGTCAAATGTAATCAGGAAAAAGGAAGTCAACATTACTTAGATTTTATGAGATCAACGTTTGGTGTTAATCGCCTACGTGAATATGTACTAGCAACTCATACCCAATAGTTGCACTTAGCCAACTTTATATCGCCGTCCGCAAGGGCGGCCTTTTTTATGTTACTCTCAGAGTGGCTTCAGTCTGCTAATCAATACGCAAAAAAAGGTTATTCTAAAAGTCAGGTTATTGAACAACTTGGTAAACCTCCTGGTCGAATCACTTCTAATGGAAACGGTGGTTTTAAAAAACGGACAGGTAATAAGCAAGGTCAAGCTGCAAAAAGAAGGCAGTTTGACACTCCTTCTACTGATTTAGCAAGAACAGAAGCCAAACAACTTGAATCTACAAAACAAAAAATAAATGGTGAAGCTTCATTGTACGGGTTAGAACCCACACAAATTGAGCACATCGCTGATCAAGATGATGCTAAATCGATGACCGCTGGTGCTCCTGGTGATCCTAACAATAAATTAATCGTCAAAGAATCAGAGGCACGATTCAAAGACAAAGTTAAGCAATTAGTTGGCAAAGACTATTCTGTTGTCAATAATTCATCTGAGGAATCCCTTAAAGTCATAGAAAATAAATACTTTGACCCGATTGCTGACCCAAGTACTTTGCCAGGTACAGATATTCGCAACTCTAGTGAACTACGTAAATTTCTTGATTTTATAGAAAATAGTAATGGCCGTATTGCAGATTCGGCTAAAGGCATTTCGCCTCGTGCTCGCATTAAAGCACTTGCAATTGCATCTGCTGTTCCTGGATTTCTAGGTACTGCTGCTGATGCTGCTGAAACTACTGCACGTGTTGATGTTGCTCGTAAATCAGGAAACCCTGTTGACTGGATACAAGCAGGTATCTCTGGTATTACTACAGCAACAGGAGCAACTGGTGTTGGTGAAGTTGTAGGTCTTCCTTTAGAACTTTTAAACGGATCTATCGATCAACATCGTGAAGGTTTACCTCAAATAAGAGGCCGTAACGGCGCTGCAAGGGCTTCCAAATAATCTTTATAGCAATACCATATGTCCACCGTTTTAGAGGCCATACAGGCCGATTTCAAGCTGTTTCTGCAAGCTTTATGGGATCAATTAGACCTCCCTCCACCGACACGTGCTCAATATGCAATTGCAGATTACATTCAACACGGTCCAAAGCGTCTACAGATCCAGGCATTTCGGGGAGTTGGTAAGAGCTGGATTACTGGTGCTTTTGTTCTTTGGACTCTTTTTATTAACCCCGAAAAGAAGATCATGATCATCTCCGCTTCTAAAGAGCGGGCTGACAACATGTCTATCTTCCTACAAAAACTAATCATTGAAACACCATGGCTTTCTCATTTACGCCCGAAGTCCGACGATGCAAGGTGGTCAAGAATAAGCTTCGATGTGAACTGCTCACCCCACCAGGCTCCATCCGTAAAGTCGGTGGGCATCACTGGACAGCTCACCGGAAGTCGCGCCGATTTAATGATTCTAGACGACATTGAAGTTCCTGGTAACTCAATGACTGAAATGATGAGGGAGAAACTTCTACAACTCTGTACAGAAGCTGAATCCATTCTTACTCCTAAGAATGACTCCCGCATCATGTACCTAGGTACACCACAGACAACATTTACTATCTATCGCAAGCTAGCAGAACGTAACTACCGTCCCTTTGTTTGGCCTGCACGTGTACCTAGAAAACTATCTAACTACGAAGGCTTAATAGCACCTCAACTGCAAGAACAGATCGATGATGGTGCAAAACCTTGGGACGTAACTGACCCTGACCGCTTTGCTGATGATGATCTTCTCGAACGTGAGGCAGCAATGGGACGCTCTAACTTCATGCTTCAGTTCATGCTGGACACCAGCTTGTCTGACGCCGAGAAGTTCCCACTCAAGTGCAGCGACCTTGTTGTCACTAGTGTTAATCCCTCAACTGCTCCTGACCACGTGGTTTGGTGCTCCGATCCGCAGAACGTACTCAAGGAGCTACCGACTGTTGGACTACCTGGAGATTATTTCTACTCTCCAATGCAGCTCCAAGGAGAATGGCATCCTTACGCCGAAACAATCTGCTCGGTTGACCCGTCGGGTCGTGGAACGGATGAAACAACGGCAGCTTATATCTCCCAACGCAACGGTTTCTTGTACTTGCACGAAATGCGAGCTTACAGAGACGGGTACAGCGACAAAACATTACTCGACATTCTAAAAGGATGTAAAAAATACAATGTCACGAAACTCGTTATTGAAACTAACTTTGGTGATGGCATTGTTTGTGAATTGTTCAAGAAACATCTCGTTCAGACCCAACAAGCC